TTAATTGCATCAGCATCATAATAATATTTTTTATTCTTTGTAATCAGCCAAATTTTTTCATGGCAGCTTGTTGGTCTATCCTTAATACTCTCAGGCATTGGATTAGGCTTATGCCAAATAATTTCTGACCTGATGTACCAACCATCATCCTGTAAAGCGATGGCAATTCTATTAGGCATCATTACCAAGTCTTTATTTTTTAATAGACCTTGAATAGTAGTAAAAGGTTTATTTCTAAAAGTCCTATCATCACCAACAACATTACTTGCATCCCGACCATTTTTTGCAGTTGCATAGCAATCACCATAATTCAGCCAAATGGTTGCTGTGTCTTTTAATTTAGGTTTTAATAATTGAAATATATTAACGATATTTTTAATATGTTTCTGGTAAGTTGGTTCTAAACCTAATTGTTCTTTAACTCCATAATCTCTTAATCCCCAGTAAGGAGGAGAAGTTACAACGCAATCAATGGAATTATCTTCTAGCTCTGTAATTTTATCTAAACAGTTGCCTTGAATAAATTTCACTTATCCTCTTGGATAACGCTTCTTTATAAAATCTATTATCTTTTGTCTTTCGGCAATTAAATATCCCAGGACAAGAATAACTATAATTAATGTACACATAATTTTTCCTTATTGACAACCTTCGCATTCGTTTGTGTCGTCAATTACGACTTCGCCATTGCTTTCATAACTTAAATCCTCTTGTCTCATTTGTTCTAATTTATTGTAGGATATATTAGGATTGGCTTTGGCTAATTCGTGAATACTTTTTTTACAAGTACAATTCTTTTCACCACATTTTTTACATTTAATCATATCAGTGTATTGTTGGCGGACCATCCGAAAATGTATGGTTCATTTTAATTTTATTAAAAATAAAATCTAAAAATTCTTTGCTATCTTCTTCATCTTGAAATCCTGAAAAAGTAATAATGAGTTCGTTAGGATAAGCGGTAAAGCTTAAAGCTGTGACGTTGCGGAATTTATCTTTAATAAATTTATTCATTGTCTTTGTTCATGTGTTTGTGTCTGTTGGATCGGTATATAAATGTATATAGTACGCAGCCTCATTTTCGGGGTATGGTACTGCGCATAAAACCTTACTTTTTTTTCTCCAGGATTGAATAATCGTTATACCAACCACGTGTTCCAGTAGAACTAGTCTTACTTATTTAATCTTTGGTAACATTATTGGTAACAATTTATTCTTTATTTATTTCCGAAGCTCATGTCGTGTGCGAAGCTCGTTTGTTGCGTCAGTGCTACCCAACTCTGACACGTTCTTAATATCATTCTTATCTTCGTCTGTGTTCCAGGTAATCTCTATCTTCTGGTCCACGTTGACCTGTTGCTTCTCTCCGTAGATACCTATTAGCTTTGAAGCCATCCACCTGTAGTGATGCAGCTTCTCTCTAATTACAGAGATGTTACGATTGTCTGCAACATCCAGCTCTTCAATCATTTTGTCCAGATAGGTCTGCGCTGCTATTCTTCTTGCAGTCAGTATTTTAGAGGCAAATTCCTTATTAGTCTGTAACCAGTCATAAACCTTTGACAGGCTTGGACTGTTCTTGTTTTTGCAGATTGTAGTAAGAGGAGTTCCGTTCATTAGAAGTCTGACGATGTCAGTTTCTATATCTTTGGTAAGCTCCATTTTCTGTGTCATTATAATACTGGATCTCTTGCAAACTGTTTGGCTTCAACGGTTTGATATTGTTTTAAATTCATTAGTGCTTTTGCTTTTCCTTCAGGAGTTCTTGGTCCTGTACTCCATCCACCATGCATTCTGCATCTGATGTTTCCATTTTTCATTTGGATGCCTGATGCCTTGCAAGGCAGTTTATTCTGTTTATTTATTGTCTGACATTTCAGTCTGTACTTGTGTCTTGCAGCCATATTCGGATTAAGGATTTCAAACTATTTGGAAATAAGAAAAAAAGAGAAAAAAGAAATTAAACTTTCAAACCGTTCCAGAACGGATTTAACTCAACACTTAAATACTATTATACTGCTGTTGGATAGATAAACAAGGCTAGGATAATAACTTTTTTATATTTTTTTATTTTTATTTTGAGAATATCAAATTAAGTAAAGAATTTCGTTTAATTTGTCAAATTTTATTTCTTTCTTTATTTTCCTGCATAATCTGCATAGGAGATTAGTATACCTGGATTTAAGCGTTGAACGATTAAAACCAAAATGCTTGGCAATGTGAGTCCATTTATATCTATTGGCACGCATCCACAATATTTGTCTATCAAGCACAGGATCTTTGGAAATATTTATGTCCACTGCCAATAAAACATCTATAGCAAAATCCCATCTAGTAATTTGTCTTGGTGTAGCTCTTAACTTTAATAAAGCTTTTTCATAATAGGACCAGTCACCTACTTCGTATGACGTTGCCAATAAATCATACATTGCTGGAGCATTAGGCGGTCTAGGCTTGCTTAAAAACCTTTCTGTACGTGCTGCATCAGCTAAAAGCAAACTTACCTGTGTTTCGGTTGCTATCTGCTCTGCAAGTATGTTTTCAATCGTCATAAGCGCCATTCTGATAGCTTGATACGTTTTGTTTTAGCTTGGACCAGCCTGCTCTGCTATAATTCTTTCGAAACTTTATGCTTTCCAGGAAATATTTATATCTTGGCATATCAAAGTATGTGAAACTCTTATGTGTGATTAATGGTTTATAATCGATACTTAAATTAGATAATCTCTCCAGAGCTTCTTTAATCTTTGGCAATGGAATTGAAAATTGATCTGCACAGTCAACCATTCTAACAAACGGAGTTAGTCTTTTTAAATCATAATTCTTACAAAGATATTCATACAGTCTGAAATCAAATGCAGACATATCAAGATCAAATATTTTAGGATCGCTAATATAAAATTGTCGCAAATGCTTTCCTCCTATTGGCTCTTGGATCTTCTTTGAGCTTTTTAATAAATAATTCTTTTTTTTTACAATCTGGAAAATGTTGAACTTGTTTATACTCCAAGTACTGAAGCCATTGATCAGGACTTAATCTTATTGGTCCTGAGGAATATCCATCAAAACCAAAATGATTATTATTAATTCTTGTTTGATAATCTGGAGCTATTCTTTTGACATGAACAAATATCATCATGTCTGCTACTAGCTTATACCAAATAATAAATGCTGGTATTCCAGCCATTACTGCTAATCTTTTAGTGATTTGATGTGGTTTTATAAAATCCTGACCGTTGTTAAATACAGTTTCAGCCAAAAATAGAGGTTCTAGGCAAGAATTACAGGTGCCAACTTGGTCAATATCGCTAAAACCCAAGCAATTATGCTGTTGTCTATGCCAATTTGAGTAACCTGAGAACTTTACACCTGTAAAATAGACTGATTTTACCATGTTTTAAGCCATTATATGAGCGAGATAGATAGTCAAGTATTATTCTACTTAAAGTGAAATTAGTTGCATTTTAAGTTATAATGTCCTATGTTTGCTAGTATGCCATATTCACTAAAAAAAATTGGTAAATGGATTGAAAGTGTTTCAACTTTAACCGATTTTAAAATCTTAAAATTTTCAGGACTAACTCTTCTTATGCTTGACCAGGCAGAAGTTACATTAATATATAAAAATGGTAATACCTTAAAATTTCTTGGAGATCAAAAAGATGTTTTTATTGGAGTTATAAAAAGAATAGAACTGAAAAAAAATTTTTATCAAAGAGATAAAATGCTAAAAGATTTTGCAAAAGCTTGGAATGAAGCTAGTGTTTTAGGTTATTCACAATATAAAAAAATTACAGGTGGCAAAAGTCCTTTTGATACTATTGATCCATTAGGAATAAGGAATAAAAGGAAAGATGCTGGTTTAATATCCAAGTTTCTTGCAAAAGAATATTACAATCAAGTTTCATCAGATAAACTTTTAAAAACTAGATTATCTGAAAAAGGTATGGATATTGGCGATCTTGCAAAACAAATGAAAGATCAAAAAGAATCTACGACATATTCTCACGTATCAGGTTCAAAAGCAGTTTCAAGAGATGTTGCAATACAATATGGAAAAATTTTAGATTGTGATCCAGTAGATTTAATGTTTCCTAAAAGAACAACTGTTGTCTGGGGTAAAGTAAACACTAGAAAACCTGTTGAAACTTATAAACTTCACAGAGCTGGAGAAATATATTCTTACACTATTGCTAGAGAGGATGATGTTGTTGCTTATGCTTATGATAAAAATCTTACCCCCCCCCC